CCAATACCACCACTTAATGCTGATAATGAAACGGTATTTCCATCACTAATAGTAAGTTGTGCATTACTTTCATTAAATGAAAGTGTTTGTCTTCCCCATAATGCAGAAAAAGAACTAACTGTAGAGTATGTATTTTCCCAATTAGCAGTTAAAGCTTTAATATCAGTTCCTTGATAATTCCAATTTGTAGCAGAATTAGTATTAACAGTAGTATATAAACTTAAATTATCAGCAGATTGGCTACTAAAATTAGTATAAGTACTCTGCCAATTAGCAGTTAAAGCTTTAATATCAGTTCCTTGATAATTCCAATTTGTAGCAGAATTAGTATTAACAGTATTATACGTCGAATTATAATTAGCACTATTATTGGATAATGTCGTATACGCTTTTTCCCAATATGCCGATCTCGAATTTACTGTGGTGAAATTGGATTTAAAATCGCCGACATTATTAGAATTTAATGTTTCGACTATATTACCCGCTCCATCTATGAAATTGATGGTGTTATTACCTACATATAAATTGTCGGCTGATAGAGACGGAGAACTCAATCCTCCTACCATAACGTCTCCCGTTATGTGGACGAATAAACTATTGATATCTTCTAAGGTTATGAGTTGCGAAGAATATGATTGGAACCATGAGGTGAAAACTGGGTCGGATTCGATTATTTCTTGGCTACTCAACGAAGATAGACTGATTGTATTACCATCGGATATCGTTAAAAGAAAACTATCTTCGTCATATTCGAGAGTTTGATTATCGCTATCCGAGCTAGGAATCGTTTGAACTGTTATTTTTGGTTGACATGAGACTGTTCGTGTGTCACTATTAAGAAGCGTAGATAATGCAATGGTGGTAGTGGATGTATCATCAGGGTAACACTCTGCATAGTAAATCATTTGTTGGTTATAATCAATGACATATCCACCGTTCATCTCGTTCGATATTATCAGACCATTTAGATAAGGAAACTGAAGGACTTGCCATTCATAGTATTCGATCTGCGTGGTCTTGTAAGGATTTTCAACTCGACTACAACGATCCGCATCTACCGTTAATTGTCCCATACCACACTCGTTAACGACGATAATATCGGCGAAACCTAATGCTGATGGGGCAGGTAATGTGAACGAGATAGTTTGTGCATCGACGATTTCAAATTCTGGAACCATCAAGCCTTTAAATTTATTCCCATAATATTCGTAGGAACTTAGAGTATACATTTCGGGGTTACTACCACTAACAAATACTGCATCGGTCAATGCAAATCCGTCCCCTTGAACGATAATATTAGGGGTTTCTCCAGTGGTAAAATACCAATCTTTGACATATCTCAATTGCGGTTTACCTAAAATTTCATAAGAGTCTCTGTCATTATCGGCGGTTTCTTTAACTAAAGATTCGTAGTCACAGTAGAAATTTTTCGTAGTTACTATATCAGTATTAATCTTGCAGATATTAGCAGTATTTTCGATTGCGGTTCGATATAGGTATGTTTTTATGACGAAGTTAGCAGTCGCCATAACTCTAAAAGGAGCATTCGGAGGAAGATCAGCATTCGACCCTGGATATTCCATTGCAACTTGCCCGTCCCAGAAAACCTCTGCATTAACCTCTCTTCCAGTTTTAGGCTCTCTCCATGAGAAAATAATATACGGGTTAGACATCACCGCAAAGTTGGAAATAATTTGAGTTACATCTTCTTGGAATTTCGCCATGATGGACATGGAAACGTTGATATTCCATGGAACTATTTGATAGTTGCCGTAGCTCCCATCTGTAAGGCGGAATCGAAGATTGTCGTTTTTATTTTTAACTCTTTGGTCATCTCGGCCCATACCAGTCGGGCAGATAGCGACAATAGGAAATTTAACCGTATCAGTCTTACCTTCCAAATCGGCCAATATTCTTTGTTTAGGACCGAACACATAATTCACCTTTATCTTCTGCTGAACATTCCCTTTAATCCCCACGTTATTGCTATCCTCATGTGAATAGCGGTTGATGACCGTGTCGTCAAAGGCGGATTTGAAATGTAATAGAGCCGTCTCTATTTCAAAATTATGGTTCTGTTCTATCATCAAATCTATTTATCCTTCATATGAAGATACTAATATAGGAATTTAGATAGATGATCGATTTTATAAATATATCTGTGCGAACCTTTTCCTTCAATCCGGTTAAACCTACATTTTCTCTCGACCCTTCGAATATAACCAACAAAACTTCGATGGTTAATCCTGTAGGTGTGGGGACCAATCCATATGTTCCCACATGTAACGACCAATCACTTTTAAAACAGACCCATCATAAACAAGTCGAGGAATATGCTCGTCTATATGGAATGGCGATATCATATCAACCGAAAAAATACGATTACAACACGCACAATTTCCTCTACGGTGAGGATACCACATCAGGTTTTTATCCTGTAAGAAAGCTCAAGGCGATCATAAATCAAGAATCTTATACATCATTTCTATCTAAATTCGGGATCATGTCAGATATGGATATGGTTATATATCTACCTATCAAGGCTTTTGCATCGGTCTGGGGAGAAGAACTTTTCCCTCTTGCAGGAGATTTATTCCGCATAGATGATAGTGCATGTTCAAGACCTCGTGGACAAAAAGCGATGGTGTTAGAAGTGACAGATGTTCAAGATCATATTGATCCTGTTGATTTCATGGGTGGTCATTATACGTGGAAATTGACTTGTAAACGTTTCGATTACAGCTACGAACCGGATGTGTTCGACGAAATCGGGAAAAAGGGAGGATTAGGTGATAGCGGTCAATACGGATTAAGCGGCAATTTTACCGATGTGGGATATCCTCAGAAATCCGACGATCATGCAAAAGTTGATTTTGAAAACCGTGAAAGTGGTATATTTGGGGATTATCTTTGATAATTATTTCTTTTCAAATAAATAAGATGTATGCCTATCACGCGAAAGTTAATCGTAGAACAACCAAATTTTGACTTGGAATTTGAAACTATTCAGGAGAATCGTGACGCCCCTACACGATTATATATTACTGGTGAGTACATAATGCTCAACCGTAAAAACAAAAATCGCCGCATTTATGAAGAATCGGAGATGCTACCTGCTATCAAAACTTTCAACGAAGAATATGTTTTAGCTGATAGAGCCGCAGGAGAATTGAATCACTCCGATTCCCCAGATATGAATCTGGAAAGACTTGCCCATAAAATTGTTAAACTTGAAAGAAGCTCTTCGAACCCCGATTACTATATCGGCAAGTCGATGGTTCTTTCTTCCCCTTTCGGTAAAATCCTCGAATCTTATATCCGTGATGGTTTAAAGTTTGGAATGTCCACTAAATGTCTTGGGCAAATAATGGAGAGTTCCGATGGTAATAAGGTAAAATCACCAGTCATTTTAGGTGTCGATGCAGTCTATGATCCAAGTGTTTCAACCGCATTTGTTGACGGTATTCTTGAGAATAGAGAATATATCATCTGCGACGATGGAAAAATCGCCGAAGCATATGCTAAATTAGATAAGCAATTGGCATCATTCCCATCGAAACATAGAGATGCTATCAATGAGTACATCTTAGAGAATTTCAAGAAGTTTTTGGCTTCAATATAATATGAGACACATAAAATTAGAGAACATATATGAAAATATGTTAGTCCCTGTCGGACCTATGTCGGTATCGGTCGGCCCAGGTCCATCCCCAATTTCGTCCGAGTGCGAGATGACAGAAGAAGAGGAAGTTGATATTGCGAAAAAAATCCTCAAGTTGACTGATAAATTAGATGATATTGCTTCTGAAGCTCATGTGAAAGCATATCGTCGTCGTATTGAAGACGTTGCCGATCTTATAAGAAAACACGCTAAAAAGATAGTCAACGGACATCCTGAAGTATAACATCACCTTCGCCTAAAAGACGACAGTGATGATCCACCAACATTCGATATAATTTCGAATTTGGGACGGCATGAATCTTACGATACTCGACCCATTTGTATCCTAAAACATCTTCACAGTATCGGCATATTGCCCCGCTTCGAGAAATACCCGCAGCACAGTTGATCAATATATCACGATCAGGATTATTAAAGATGAAGCTGACAATCTCTCTCGCATGGTTCTCCGAAGGAGGCTGAAGCATTTCGCCTTGATGTTGTAACTGTTCGGTCAAATCCCAGAAAGATATTTTTAAATGAGGAGATTGTTCAAGAATGCTATTATCGACGATTGTTCCTGGCATGTCGGGTTCACTAATAGAAATCCATATGGGATTGGATACCATACTTTCGACTACATCCATACCACTACCCCAATTACGGGCAACCCTACGATTCACATTCATTACTTTATTTTTTACACTACTCATATCACATAATACCATAATATATCGTATCTGTCAATAATTATTTGGAATTTGAATCTTATTTTAATAAATAAACTATTATGAACGCCGAAGTACAAAGCAAAATCCACAAGTTCCTCTACAACCTATCCACCGAAAACTATAATGGTGCGAATATTGAGTTGAAGGATATTCTTAAGCGTAAAGTGAATGACCGATTTCAGGCAGCACTTGAGCAAGTTAAGAAAGCCGATCCTAATAATAAATCGCAGGATATCTAATTTTTCGAATGAGTGTGGGATTATTATATCTTATATGATCATTTCACAAAATAAAGAAAAAACAAATAAATACATTATATGTTAAATGAACTTAAACCCATTTTTGAGAAAATTGATGCGTCTCTCTTCACAGAAGAAACCATGACCCAAATCTCTTCGATCATCGAAGAAAAGGTGAATACCACGGTTCAAGACCGAGTAGCCCTTGCTGTTGAATCTGCTCTTCAAGAAAAAGACGAAGAGGTGACTAAAAAAACACAACATCTCATTGAAACCTTTAGATCAAACATCGATCAAGATCACACCGCAAAAATCAAGTTCATTGTGGAAAAAATCAACGAAGATCATATGAATAAACTTCTTACGTTGAAAGACAAATATGATGGTCTTCTTGAGAATC